AACTTCGCAAACAATCACGCAAAATCGCATCCGCGTGTTTGCCAGCAATGCCGGTGCAGGCGGAACGCCGGGCGAATGGGGAGCCCACCGCCTGGCCTTTTACAGCATCGGCGAGTCGCTCACGCTTGCAACCTTAGACTCCCGCGTGACCGCCCTTTACAACGCGATTGGAGCCGCCATCCCATGACGCTGGGCGACCTTACGCTCCCGATCTCATGCGAAGACGCCCGCCAGTACGCGCTGGTATTTACCGCGCAGATTGCCGGTCGGCTCGCCGAGTTGCACGCGGTGCATGGCTCGCAGCAATGCTTCCCTTTTCCTCGCACGCTTGTCGATGGGCGGCTCATGCTCTGTGCGGATTTGCTGACTGAGATCGAACCCGGTGGCCTGCTCCACGCCATGTGGGCGGCAGCGGACAAGGCGGTGCTGCCCCAGGCGGTCGAAGTGCTGCCCTGGGCTGATGCGGTTGCCCTGCTGCCGCCCGATCCGCCGATGCCGGCGTGACCGTACACCCCGTAGGTTGCGCGGCGCGACACGTTCCCGGGACGTATCCCAAAAGCGACGAAAAAGCGACGGATTCCGATACGATTAGTTCTCAAAACTGATATGTATTGCGTACAGAATCACATAGCGAATCAACGAGCGTTGACCTAGTTGACCCATCGCATAGGCTGCGGTCATGCAAGCCATCCTCCGGTTCGATTGCTCCGATCCAGACGACGCCCGCGAGCATCGGTACTGTCTCGCGGGCCGTGATGCACTCATCGCCCTAGACGTAATCGACAACCGCTGCCGGTCGATCCTGAAGCACGGCGAGCCGTCGCCCGAGACTCAGCGGGTTTTGGAAGAGCTTCGCAGCCTGATCCCGCATGAGCTTGTGGAGTTGCTGGCATGAGCGACATCGACCTCCTGGCCGACGCCCGCGAATGGCTGTCCCAGCAGGACACGCGGCCACGCACGCACTGCGACCGCTGCCACTTGTGGCATCCGGTATGTCTCGTCTCGCGGCTCGTCCAAGAGCTTTCCCGTTCGGGACAGTCAGAGGCGAAAACACGCGATTTCGATGCCGACTGTCCCGCTCGGGACAACGCCGCGCCGGCGGCGATAGCTTGCGGAAGCGACCGGAACGATAAACCGGCGCCGCGACCCGCAGGCACCGGCGACACACCGACGCTCACGGCACAGGAACGAGAGGCGATTTCGTTCATGCTCCGACACGCGGCGGTCGCCGCAGACGGTTGGGCGTTCCATGACAGTGCCGGCTACCGCCAGCATCACGACGCAGTGTTCGGGCTGCTGGACCGAACATCAGATGGCGCGAATCGCCAACAAATGCGCAGTTCATAAGAAAAACGTGGCATAAGTGCTTACAGAATGACGCAACACGCCGCAGGTAGAGCCACACAGCGAGTACGCCAATGTTCCAAGGCTGGCAGTTTTTTTGCGAAGAAACGTGACACTGCAGAGCGAAAGTGAAGACGTAGAACACCGAAGATGAGCAGCGGCGGACACATGACGCAGCTATCACTTTGGACTTCATCGCCGCCGTCTGCTCCATCGCTTGGTTCTACGGCGGCGCATCAGAGCACGCTCCCGCCTCACCTAAACAAGTTTCACGTTGGCAACGGAGACGACGGCAAGCACTACTGGCTGACGCCGCCAGAGCTTTACGCTGAACTGGACGCCGAGTTTCATTTCGACTTCGACCCATGCCCATACCCAGTGCCGCCGGGATTCGACGGACTCACTTGCGAGTGGGGCAGCAGCAACTACGTCAACCCGCCATTCGGATCCATCATCCACAACGGCCGCAAGAAGGGGCCGACGGCATGGATGCGAAAGGCGATTGAGGAGCAGCGGAAGGGCAAGTTGTCGGTGGTGGTGTACCCAGTGGACAAGTGGGTTCTGATGATGCTTGCGGCCTGCGGCGCGGAGAAGGTGCGAAACCTTGGCGACGTTAGGTGGCACGCAACGGAAGACGGATGCAAAGGCAAGGGGACTGGGCGGCACATCGCAGCCTTCATCCTGGAGCCGTAGAACCAGTGAATATGCGGTTCTCCATAGCCGCCCCCCCCCTGCCGCATAACACCCCGCCGATTCCGCGCCGCACGGCCGCGTGACGCTGACCGCCGCCGCTATCAGTGCTGCATAGCACACCCGTCGCCCTCGGCGACACGACGCGGTTTCATGTCGCCGACCGGGTCGAAGGGCGACAGGTCCGCAGGGGTAAAATGGCGGTAAGGAGACCCCGCCATGCCAGCGTATCTCGACGAGCAGTTCTTCGACGAGCTGGACGACGAGATCAACGCGGCGGATCAAGTCATCTGGATGGAGTGGCTCGACGGGCCGATCGGTACGTGAACACTGGTACACTGGTGATAGGGACGCGAATCCCGCGCCCCTCACCGGAGTGTGGCAGTGGCGACAACCGACGAAGTGCTCGACGCAGTTGCGGCGAATCTCGCCCAGCCGAAGCGCGCCCGCACCGACGCCGGTGAGGTCGAGCAGCACGACCTGGACAAGCAGGTCGCCGCGGCCCGGTTCGTAATCGACGCCCAGGCCCGCACGGTCTCGCCGTTTCGATCGCTGCGGTTCGCGCAGATCGAATCCCCGGGGGCCATCGGCTGATGGGGATTCTCTCCGGACTGCTCGGGCCATCCCGGGCCAAGATGCAGAGCACGATCGCGACCCAGCAGGCCGCGATCGCGACGCTCGTGCGTGCGAAGTACGACGCCGCACAGACCACCGGCCTGAACCGCCGGCACTGGGCGCTCGCCGACTACTACTCCGCCGACGCCGCCCTCTCCCCGGCCGTCCGGCAGAAAATGCGGGCGCGAGCCCGGTACGAGCTGGCGAACAACTCCTACGCCGCGGGCATGGCGTCCACCTGGTCGCACGACCTGGTGGGCACCGGCCCCCGGCTCCACCTGGATCTCGGGCCGGACGCCGACCCGGAGCTGGTCCGCCGGATCGAGCTGGCGGTCTACGACTGGTCGGTGAACATCGACCTGGCGAAGAAGCTCCGCGTGGCCAAGCACGCGAAGATCGGCGACGGCGAAGTGTTCGGCGTGCAGGTGACCAACCGCTCGCTCCGGGGCGTGCAGGTGGACCTGCGGCTCATCGAGAGCGATCACTGCGTGTCGCCCACCGGCTTCCCCACCGAGACCGACGTGGACGGCGTCGAGTTCGACGACGACGGCAACCCGGCCCGGTATTGGTTCACCCGCAACCACCCCGGCTCGCTCACGCCCGGCTGGACGCTCGATGGCCGGTGGCACGCGGCCGACAAGGTCCACCACTGGTTCCACGCGACCCGCCCGGGCCAGCACCGCGGCGTGCCGGAGATCGCCCCGGCTCTCGAACTGTTCGCGATGCTGCGGCGGTTCACGCTCGCGACCGTGACCGCCGCGGAGACCGCGGCCGACTTCGCGGCGATTCTCAAGACGACGATGCCGGCCGACGGCGGCGGGGCCGCGTCGCTGGAGACGCTGGAGACCATGCCGATCACCCGGGGGATGGCGATCGCCGCCCCGGACGGCTGGGAGCCGGTGCAGATGAAGGCCGAGCACCCGACGAGCAACTACGACTCGTTCGTGCGTCGGCTCCTCAACGAGATCAGCCGCTGCATCGACATGCCCTACATCGTGGCCGCGATGGACTCGTCCACCGCGAACTACTCGTCGATGCGGGGCGACTACCTGGTCTACCGCAAGCGGATCTCGGTCGAGCGCAACGACATGGAGCGGGTGTTTCTCGACCCGCTGCTCGTGGCGTGGCTGGAGGAGGCCGCCCTGGTGCCGGGTCTCATCCCCGACGGGCTGCCGCCGGTCGCCGAGTGGAACTGGACTTGGACGTGGGACGGCTTCGAGCACGTCGATCCGCTCAAGGAGGCCGACGCCGAGGCGGCCATGCTCGCGGCCAACACGACGACCATCGCCGAGGTCTGCCAGAAGCGCAACAAGGACTGGCGGCAGGTGCTGCGGCAGAGGGCCGTCGAGAAGTCGCTGGAGCGTGAGTTGGGTATTTCGATGGGCGAGCCCGTCGCGGCCGACGCTGGCGACACCGACATCGAAGCCGCCGACGGCTACCGGCCGCCGCAGGCCGCAAGGTCCGCGGCCCGGCGCGGCCTGGAGCTGCGATCGAAATACGGCCGCGGCGGCACTGCGGTGGGCATCGCACGGGCTCGCGACATCGCCGGCGGCCGCTCGCTCCCGCTCGACACGATCGCCCGGATGGTTTCGTTCTTCGCCCGGCACGCGGCCTACGAGAACAACCACGGCGAGGATCCGCCCAGCAACGCCGAGATCTCGTGGCTCCTCTGGGGCGGCGACGCGGGCCGGGCGTGGGCCGAGCGGATCTGGACCCGCGAGAACGCCGACGAGGAGCAGACCGCATGAACCGCATCACGCTGTCCACCGACCTGCGGATCGAGGCGGCCGAAGGCCGTGCCCCGACGTTCGAGCTCGTGGCCTACACCGGGGCCGCCATCCGGCAGACCTGGAGCCGATCGCCGCTGGTCGTGGACCTGGCCGGCATGGACACCGCCAAGGCGTCGATCCCGATCCTGTGGTCGCACGAGCGGACGCTGGACGCCGTGATCGGCAGGAGCACCGAAATACTCAACGACGGCCAGCAGCTCATCATCCGCGGCGAACTGCTCACCCAGGGCGAAGTGCCCGAGAAGATCGCCCAGCTGGCCCGGGCCGGCATCCCGCTGCAGGCGTCGATCGGTGCCGACGCCGCGAACATCGAAAACGTCAACGCCGGTGGGTCCGTGACCGTGAACGGTCGCGACTTTGCCGGCCCCGTGTCTGTCGTTCGCGCTTCCGATCTCCGGGAGACGAGCGTTGTTCTGTTTGGAGCTGACGCCAGAACGTCAGCGGCGATCGCCGCCGAGGCGAATGAGGTGCTTACCATGAGCGACCAGCTCAACGAGAAGCCCGTCGAGGCCGCCGTGCCGCAGACGGAAGCCCCGGCGATCGTCGCCGCGGACCCGAAGCCGATCGTCGAGGCCAAGGGTGGCGACGGCGCCAGTCTGGTGACGGCCGAGTCGGTCGCGAACCTGGTCCTGGAGAAGCTCCGGGCCGAGCGGCTCGCGGACGTTCGGGCCTCGCGCCCGGCCGCCCCGGCGGTCCACGTCCAGGCCGAGCGGGCCGACAGCCCGCAGGTGATCGAGGCTTCTCTGTGCCTCGCCGGCGGTCTCGCCAACCCCGAGAAGGTCTTCGATCAGAAGACGCTCGAACTGGCGGACAAGCGGCGGAACCAGTCGAGTCTCGGGGAGGTGCTGGTCGAAGCGGCTCGGGCCAACGGGTACACGGGCGGCAGCCGGATCAACGCCGGCAACCTCCGTGAGATCCTCGCGGCCGGGTTCGCAACGCACAGCATCGCAAACGTGCTCGCGGCCACGTACGGCAAGTTCCTCCTCCAGGGTTACAACGCCGTCGAATCGACGTGGGACATGATCGCTTCGATCCGCTCGGTGAGCGACTACAAGGCTGTCACCGGCGTGCGGCTCAACGGTGGGTTCGACTTCGAGGACGTCGGCCCGACCGGCGAGCTCAAGAGTGCGGACGCCAGCGACGAGACCCGGACGATCCGGGCGAAGCTGACCGGCCGGATGTCGTCCATCAGCATGGTGGACATCGTGAACGACGATCTCGGGGCTCTTACCCAGGTTCCCGCTCGGATCGGTCGCGGTGCAGCGATCAAGCTCAACCGGGACTTCTGGACGGAGTTCCAGTCGAGCAATGCGTCGTTCTACCGTGCGGAGTCGGCTGCCGCCGGCAATGCCCTGTCGATCACGTCGCTGCGGACGGCGACCGCGAGCTATCGCAAGCTCACGGATCCGGACGGCAACCCGCTGGGCATCACTCCGGCGATGCTGCTCGTGCCGCCGGAGCTGGAGATCACCGCGGCCGAGCTGATGGGCGGATCGCTGCTCATCACCGGCGAGTCCACGACCCGCACGAACGTCAACGTGCTGGCGGGTCGCTACCAGGTGGTCCCGTCGTCGTACCTGACGACCGGCACGACCTGGTGGCTGGTGGCCAACCCGGCCGAGCTGCCCTGCATGGAGGTCGCGTTCCTCAACGGCAACCGTCTCCCGACGGTGCAGCAGGCCGACGCGGACTTCAACCAGCTCGGCATCCAGGTCCGCGGCCACTTCTCCTACGGCGTGGCCAAGGCCGAAGCCCGCGGTGCCTACCGGATGGCCACGGCCTGACCAGTGACGTCGTAATCGTTCCCGGCCGGCGGGGGCCAAACCCGCCGGCCGGGGCCAACCTCCAACTCCCTCAGTCTCGAAAGGGTTTCTCAGATGGCTTCCTTCTACGCCGACGGCAACAAGCTGGACTACACGCCCACCACGGGCGTGGCGGCCGGCGAAATCGTCGTTCTCGGTTCTCTCGTGACCATGGCCGATCGTCCGATCGTCGCCAACGAGCTTGGTGCGGTTCACACCAACTGCGTCGTGACCGGCCCGGTGTTCGCCACCGGCGTGACCGGCGCCCAGGGGGCGGCGATCAAGTGGTACGCCACCAGTGGCGTGTTCGACGCTTCGACCGGCACCAACGCCGGCTACCTGGCCCGCGCTCGACTGGCGACCGATCGCCAGGTGGCCGTGCTCCTCTGGCCGGGCTCGTGATCGACCCCACGCAAGGGGGCGGGTACGGCCAAGCTACCGGCCGTGCCCGCCCCTCTTGGCACTCTGCTGGTGACACATGCAGGACATGATCGCCATCGGCGAGGCGTGGTTCGAGCAGCAACGCCGGCAGCACCTGGCCGTGGAGGTCGAGTACCGGCCGCTGGCTGGGCTGCCGCGGGTCTGCAGGGCCACGGTGGTCACCGGCCGGTGGGAGTCGCTGGACGCGGCCGGCACGGTGCTCCGCATGGAGACCCGCGACTTCTTCATCCACCGGGATGAGTTGCCGCAGGATCCGAAGAAGGGCGACGTGGTCGCGATCACGGAGTACGACGCCGAGACGACCTATGAGGTGATGATCCCGCCCGGTGCCCAGCACCACTGGCGGTGGTCCGACCGCAACCAAGCGATCCGACGGATTCATACGATGGTCAAGCAGGGTGCCGCCGCCGTGATCGACGAGTCGCTCCTGGTGCGTGCGATCGGCGTGTCCACGGCAGCCGCGATCACCGACGAGCAGATCGCGGCACAGCTGACGCTCGACCTTGGCACCAACCGCGTGCTCGCGAAGCAGCTCACGCCGGCCGCGGCCTACGTGTACATCGTGTTGCCGGAGTCGTTTGGCGCGCCGCTGGTCGCGGTCAACGGCTTCCGGACGACGGCCCTGGAGCTGACGAGCCGGTCGATCACGTTCGCCGGCCAGTCGTCGCGGCCCTACCGCGTCTACCGCTCGACCTACCCGGTCACCGGCTCCGTGCTCGTGGAGGTGGCGTGATGGCCGAGATCAAGGGCACGAACGTCGTCGCCCCGGTGGTGCCGCTGGACACCGCCGACGTGCATCCCACGCACGCCGCGGCCTACGGGCTGGGCGGGTACCGCACGGTCGCGAGCAACGCCGAGCGCGACGCGATCCCGGCTCCGCGTCGCGAGCAGGGGATGCTGGTGTTCGTCACCGCGACCGGCAGGACGTGGCGGCTCGGCGCCGACCTCTCCACCTGGACCGAGCAGGTCGCCGGTGCGGGGTCGTGGGATGACATCACGGGCAAGCCGTCCACGTTCGCGCCCTCG